TGACACAATACAAATCTATACACAGTTTAAAATTCAATTTAAAACCATGCGTACAGATATAAGCTATATAGGACTGGTAGAGTCCTGTGTTAAGATTCTTTCTCCAGAGGAGGCATCGGCCTCACTCTACGGTATCGGAGTTCAAATCTTCGGTACTGGACCCGGAAGTTATCCAAAGGATATGTGGAGGACCTTTATAAGGAGGTTTGGGTATACCTGTGAGGAGGATATAGTTATCTCCCCCATTAGGACTTGGCGTGAGGACCTGGAAAGTGAGATCATGTCTTGCATTTCAAAGGTCAATAGGATGTATGAGGTCTATTCGTACCTCGTCCGACTCCGCCTTGGGTTAAAGAACCCCAAAGTCCAACAGAGTAAGACCTTAAACCTTTGGTTTCAGTATGCATTGATGGGTAACTTGGAACGCATCTTGAAGTACAAGACTGCATATATGGTGGCCTTAGCCCTCAACCAGGAGGAGCTACCAGAGAGGCCCGATTGTATGTTCCAGGGCGACAAACCGGACTGGCTGTTCGAAGGGAAGGTGGGGCGGAGGATTCGGGTGTGGACCAAAACCACTCGGTCTAATAGTGATAGTGGTAATAGAGTACAATTTTTCTATGAACTCTATCAAGCTAAGAGAGCCTCGCTTCCTGTAAGTTCAGACTTTGTTCGAAAGGCGCTTGAGAAACACTGGACAACACTGACGGAGCTGGATCAGAAGGATGATGACAACCCATATCTCGAGGAGTTACAAGCACAGGTTGTGCGCACTGTTAATGAGCTCTTTCCTCAACATACGGAGGATGACTGCCCTACACCTCACTATAAGGTGTGTCCCTCTTTTGGGGCCAGTTTTCATACTGGACGCCCTCAGGGTGGTAGTTTTCATGAGCTAGTTTGTAAGTGCCCTGACTGTGAGCAGGCCCCACCGATCTTGAGACTGGATCGGGGTATCTCCTATGTTATGCGAGATATAGGACCAACGTTTTTGAGGTCCGTGTTCCTGATGTTGATGAGGATTGGTTAGACTATATTGAGGCGGCCAGGACAGGCGAGGTTACGAATGCCCGCCCGGTACCACTTTGTGAACCCTTTAAGGTTAGAGTTATAACTCGTGGTACTGCTTCTGACTATCAGTTAGCCCGATCATGGCAGCGAGTTGTTGCCCCAATCCTTGGACGTTGTCCGGCCTTCCGGCTCACCCGGGGGCCCTGTAAGGAGGACCATCTCGATGATCTGTTGTCAAAAGGCGAGCCACCCACGGCTGAATATTGTGAGGCTTATAGCTTAGGTTGTAAGTCGCGAAAGCTTGATGGGGAGGATATTATGAGCAACGGGGAGAGACGGGACGAGCCCTTATGGGTCTCAGGTGACTATGAGGCAGCGACAGACAATCTCAACGCTGTATTGTCTGAAACAGCAATGGAGGCAATCAACCACCGACTATGCATCCCCTGGCGGGACAGGCCTGCACTTTTAAGGACCCTCACGCGGCACGTATTAGTGAGCTCTCGGGATATGGGGCAGGGGGATCTCATTGAAGACCAACTCAATGGTCAACTCATGGGATCTCCTGCCTCGTTCCCAATACTCTGTATTGTTAATGCTGCGGTGACACGGTGGGTCATGGAGACAACGTCCGGCGGAAAGAAGAGGCTTCTAAAGGATACCCCAATCTTGATTAATGGAGATGATGTGCTGTTCCAGTTGAAGAAGAGGACTGACTATGAGGTTTGGAAAGAGGTTACCAAGGCAGCAGGACTGAAGTTCAGCTGCGGAAAGAACTTTATTTCTAGAAACTATCTAGTAGTTAATTCAGAGATTGCGAAGATTAGACCCCATGTAGATTTCTTCGGATGTCGATCATGGCGGCTTGAAAGGTCGATCCCTATTGTGAATATGGGACACATCTATCCGGAAGTCAAGAAGTCCAAGTCCAAACTTGGGAGTGAAGTTAGTCCTTTCGGGACTCATATACTCCAGCGTGACTCCTTCAAGCAGAGTTGCGAAGACTTCGTAGAAGCTCACCCTTTAGACGATCGGCCAGAGGCCCTGGCTACATGGATTAGTATGAATAAGAAGAGACTCGATCAGTCACTACCTCCGGGTATGTCTTATTTTATACATCAATCCCTTGGAGGATTAGGCTTACCCTGGTATCCACACCCAAATCAACGGGTGAATATAAGAGATGACCAGAGGAAGTTGGCTGCTTACTTGTACTGCAGTCAAACAGAGGAGGCATCCCTAATAAATAGTGGGAACTTGAGACTGCCCCTGCCTAATTTTGTCGAGTGTTTTATGAGACATCAATCCAAGGTCTATAAGGGGCTCGGTGTCCAAAAGAAATGGACATGGAGTGAGAAACCGGTCAGAGAGACATGGAAGGGTCTGAGTGATTTCATCCCAGTTGGGCACTCAGCTGAGGAACCAGATTTAAAAACGTTCTTGAAGACATATAAGAAGTGTCAAGAGGATGCCAGGAAATTCTGGGCTTCACCACTGTCTGTTAGGAAGTGCAGGGAGGGCGCTATGCCCTGCCAGGGGGGTGGCGTTTGGGCCATCGATGGGAGCGTTCATTATGG